CCGACAACTACTGGTTCGGCGCCCGGCCGCAGATCATTCTCGACCGCCGCGGACCGGGTGTCGACGCAATGATTGCGAAGATCCGCGCCGCGGTCGCCGACTATCCCTATGCCCACGAGGCCGCGCCGCATTATGAAGAGAACATGAAGATGTTCGATGAATTGCGCCTGGTGCATTGCTAGCTGAGCCTAATTGTGGCGCTCATTTTGGGTCTCTCCGGTAATTCGGGTCGACCGAGACGGGGATAATGACTGCCGGTTCGGGGTGCAATACTTGCTGCTGGGCGGCGCTTGGGAGCACCGGCAGCTCGGCGCCGTAATTGGACCTTTGTGAAGGGGAGTGGGTAGCGGGACTCGCCTGTAGAAGTCATTCCGCAGCCCAATGGTCGAAACCAGCCAGGATACCGCCCCCGTAATCGCGACTCCCGGTCAGAAAAAATTTGCCCGTTGGTGCCCCCGCATTGATGCAGTCCGTTCCTGGCGGCCTGGTCGTGGCCCAAACAGACGACCTGATCTCCGGTAAAGGGCAGTTCCGCTAGCCTTTTCCCAAATCGGCTCAGCTAAGTTGTCAGGCAACGATTTTTCTGGATATGTTACTGCACGGCGAAATACACCGATGCGCGGGCGGCGGGCCAACCGAATGGACGGCGGCCGGAACCGCCCTGGCTCCTGTCTCGAAGAAATTTTTAGATCGCAAAATTGCGGCGCGGTTGCCGAGACATCGCCCGCGACACCTCCAGGGAGGATAATCACAGATTGCGAGCCGCCGCCGAGGGGATTTCAATTCACCGGCGCGGGCGCCTAACGCACCAACGCCGCTGTGCTGTGGCGGATTTTTGGGCGAGCGTACCCTGGGTCCTTATGCCCCGCGCCGAGGCCGGTAAGTCACTGCGATGGCGCGACTTCTCGCCCATCCCGCGCGCAATGGCTTGTAGGGAGGCGGCTCTCCGAGCATCCGCGAAGGCGTGCAGCTTCGCGCAGCAGAGGAGCTAGCGTGAAAAGCCTTCCAGCTACCGGACGCCAAAATGGGTCTTGCCGAGAGAGCTTTCTTCCGCCGTGCGATTGATCCGCGGCCAGCGCTCGCGATCGTCGATGTCGAGCGTGATGAAGAGATAGGTCGGGAATATCGGCTGCTGGTGCCACACCCAGAGGTTGCGAGCTACGCGATCGCGCGATACGGATAGAAAGCCTGCAGCGCACCCCGCCATTCACCGCCGCCAGGTACAGCAACGCGCTGATACCCCGACCCGCCCAACCAGTAGGCTTGCTCGCGCGTCAGCGATTTCACGTGCGGTTGCATCGTTTCAGTGCCTCCATCCGTCGCCAGCAAACACCGTCGGCTGACCCCACGCCCCCGTACCCGGACGGCTCGCCCATTCGAGCATTCCAGCGGTGATCGTCACCGGCCCGCGCCTCGCCGATGCCAGCACCAACCCGCCACACGCCGCATTCGCTAGGTCATCCCTCGCGTTCCTGCGTTCCGGGTGGCTGACACTGTCCTTGCCCATCGGACTCGATCGCCGCTCAAGCTGGCTCAGCTGGAAAATCAGCCGCTTGTTGTCGAGCAATACCGCCCGACCGGTGCTAAAAAGCGGTAATGCCGCAAGGTATATTTGTGATTTATCGGTATTTGATGTATTATACCTGATACTCTCCTTACGGAACGCGTTCTCTACAAAGCCGATAGCGTATTTATCCCCGGTCACTTGGGTTATTTTGTATTCCTTCAAGATCGCGACTATTTCACTTACTGCCGTTTCCACATTAAAGGGACTGGTTTTTTCATATAAATGATCGACGATACACTTGCCATCCTGGCTGTGGCTCACCGCCATCGTGAAGGAGTCGCCGCGACCCGACGATGGATCCGCAAACGCGAAGTATCTCGTGTGCTGTTGCGGGGCCCTAGTAAGACAATTCCGCTCCACAGCTGCCTCTATTGTCTCCCGGTCAAGGAAGGTCGACAGATCATCCCGCCACTTACAGAGATACTCGGCGGCTGCCCGCTCATAGTCCCGCTCGAGCTCCGCGTTTATGATGTTCTCGTCGAGCGTCGGGTTGAATTTGAGGCTCTCCCCCAACACCACCAGCGTGTCGGGATCGTCATTTCCGAAGTATTTCGCGTACTTCTCGTACAAAAGCCCACTGCGCGTGTTCACGCTGCTAATAATAATCTTGAGACTTCCTGGAAATCGCATCAATCCCGGACTTACTGCCGCGTCCGTCTCAATATCAGGGTTCGCGTAACTCTCGTTATACCAAAACGCTGCTTCATCGAATATTGCGCAACATGCGGTGCGACCGCGCGGGCTGCGGCGGTTATTCGTCGATACTGTGATCCGGGTCTGGTTCGTCAGTTCAATCGTGCTATCATCAATCGCTGGGCCCCGCGCCCTCTCCCGGACCATCCCGCGCAGAAGAGGCAAGTCCTCGTCGTCGAAAAATCCCTTCACGTAATTGAAGGCGATGCCGCATTGCTGGCGATCGGTCGCAAAGAGCAGAACGTCGGCAAATTCGCCCCTCCGCAGGTGCTCTGTGTTGGCCGTGCAGGCGATGTAGGAAGCCAGGGCCGCAGCGACGCTGTCCTTGCCGCCGCCTCGGCCGACACAGCAAATAAGCTCCCTAATCGGCTTTGTGGGCGGTTTGCGGCCGCCGGCTATCTCGGCAAAAACCTCGAGCTCGGCCTCGCTCATCGGCAAAGCAAAGGCAGCCCGCAGAACCACTTTCCACGTGCTCCAAGAGGCGCCGCGGAAACGCGAGGCAAAAAGCTCTTCATCATCGATGAAGTCAAAGATCGTCGAGGCCGTCACTGCGCAACTCCCGCCCGTTTTTCAGCGAGGTGACCTGCAAGGGTCTCGGATTTTCTTGGTTTATGCGGCTCTATGCCAATTTCACGAGCCGTCAGGCGGAAGGCATTCTGCAGGGCGCCGTAAACGCGACGATCAAGATCGGTTGAGGTGCTAGTCGTGAATTTTCCCTCAAACGCGTCGAGCCGTAACCTAATGTTAACCAGGCGCTCAATCAGAAGCTTCTGCACAAAACTCGGATTGCCGCCAAGGTGCCGAACGAGTTCGGCCTCCATGTGGCGTGCCAGCCGGCCGTCGCGTGATCGCCCATCTACTCTGTCGGAAATAACTCCGCGGCGAAGTGCTCGTGAATACGGCCCGAGTTTGCGGCGAATTTTGGCCACGAATTACACCCTCTCACTAGCCGTCCGCTAGCCGAAATTGGCTGTATACCTTACAAAGTTCGTAATCAAGCCCTTTCAATCGACAGACCCTGGGATTGAACATCCGGTGCTCGGAATGGTAGACCCATGGCCTGGGGTGCGTTGGGTTCGATCGATTTAATTGCCTCTTGCGCATCCTTGGTTGACGCATCCATCAATCGCTTGCCGAGATCGTCAGTCAAGTCATGCGCCCGTTCGGCTGCACGCAGGTTTCGGTCATATGCTTCCTGATCCGTCATCTCCTTAAACCCTCCTGCGCTGCGCCAAAGTCCGATGGTGTCGAGTTTTTTACAACAGAGGCCCCCGCCGGTTGATCTCGCGCGCAATAGCCCAGGTGATGATGAAGCTGATCCGCGGTAATCGGCTCCCGCGTTTCTAACGTTTCCTATGTTCGTTCCCCCGGTCGATATAAAGTGTCATCTCCTAAGGGTGACACTCTTCGCGTGGGGTAGTGGGGAACGTGTGAAATGTGAGAAATGTGTATGCCGCCGCTATCGGCTTCGGACTTGCCAGGTGCGTTCCACATGCCCTTGGGCGACATATAAGCCATTGACGATCCGTAGCTTTTCTTTTGCGAGGTATTTCCCGAGACGCCGTTCGTTGATAAAGCCGCCGGCACCGGCGACTTCGAGTAGCGCTTCGCGGAATTCTGGATGCATGTATTCTCGGCGGGTCGGATTGAGGTTGACGCCTTGCTGCGGCACGAAATCGGTCGCTTTGTCGATCACTTGTTTGACGGTCGCGGGATCTGATCCCACGACCCGTCGCCATTGCTGAAGCAAGTTCGATAACGCTCGCAGGCGCGGGTCCTCAGCGCGGATATTCTCGATTGTATCGCAAGGATCGGCCTCACCGAGCCAGACCAGTGCGCCACGCACCCATGACCACCAAGTCTCGAACGATCCCAGCGGCACGCCCTCTGATGGCCGGCCGGCGGCATGGAAGGCACGCAGCACGGTGAGCGCCGCAACGAGGTATTCGGGCCATTCGCGCTTCAACACGAGCACTGGGTCCTCGGTCTTGAAGGTGCGCAATTCCGGACGCTCGCATTCCGGATCGAGCTGGCTTCGGAGAGAGCGCCGAGTCAGGTCACCAGCGATCGTCAGATTGTTGCCGGTCGCAAAGAAAGCGGCATTGCTGGCGACGGTCGGGACATGAGACTTCCCGAGTACGCGCGCCCTGACGATCTGCTGAGTGAGGCACTGGCAGAGAAACGAACTGCTGAGCGGCTCCTCGCAATTGTCGATATTGATCGTCGTGTCGCCCGCCATCAGCATGCCGGCGAGGCGCTTTTCGAGTTCCTCTTCATCGGCTCCTTGCGCGATCACCGGCGCCTCGTGACCGCTAGCGACCATCGAGGCGACGTCGACCAGCTTCGACTTGCCGGAGCCCGCGACTGGCGCGCTGAACACGTGTAGCGGTGCGCTAGCGAGGGAGCGCCGGATCGGTGCTGTGAGGATGCCAGAGAGCGCGACCGATCGATTGGCGTTCGGCCGATTGGCCTCGGCGACAAACGGAAACTCCGCGACCAGCAATTTCAATTTGCCGAGGGCGGCAATCGCGTCATCGAAGGTCGGCTCGACCGGGATCGGTGGACAGCTAATGTCGCCTGGCGCATAGAGAATGCCCGTCGCCTTGTCCCAGCCGGGTTGATCGAGGATCGAGCCGTCGGGCCGCAATGTCGGGCAGACCGTGAAGCCGGTCAGCACCCGCAAACGCCACGCGCCGATGCGCTCGAGATAGGTGACGGCAACTTTTGGCGGACAGTCGATCGAGACCCAGTTTTTCGATCGAGCGTCGAAGCGCTGAAAATCGCACCAATGCGTCAGCCGCTCGATAATGTGATTGGCGCGAACCTGGATCAGGCGCAGACCGGTGGTCTTGCGCTCATCGGCGATCGGAATAATGGCTTGCGCGGGCCGCACGATAAAGTCGCCGCGTTGGTAGAGCAGCGGGTCTTGCGCTACCAATGCGGCTTCGGCCTCGTCGATGATCGTCGGGAGGGCGCCGCCAACGACGCGAATGATTGGCCGCTGACCGGTCGGCGTCGATAATGACGGGTCAAGACCATCAGGTCTTTCCGGCAGGGGCTCGGCGCTTTCCATCAAGGACTGAAACGCGGCGAGGAAACCTTTAGGGCTGGCAAGGTAGAGCGCGCTCGGATCTTTCGTCTCGGGCGGCATCCGGATTAGTCGAGCTCGCGAAGCAATCTTCGACCGCGACAGCCAACGCATTGTCGCCTCGCCGCCGCTATCAGGTTCGATTACGACATAGATGACGGGCACGCCCTCGAAGAGCGGCGCGTCGCGTTCTTCGTTCCAGGTGTTGGCCCCCGGCAAGCCCAATGCTGGGAAGCTGTGCAGCCAAAGGGTCTGGGTATCGGATTCGCCTTCGACGATGACCGCGTAGCCGGCCTCCTGAAGGTGCGCCGCGTTATGGCCGCCGTAGAGGCACGCCTTATCGCCCTTGCGCCAGAAGTGGCGTTTGTCGCCGGCCAGCGAGACCCGGAAGCGCACCGATACCGGCCCGCCATTGGGCCGAAAATAAGTCGTCCGGACTGCCGGTGCTTTGTCGGGTCCATATCTCGGCTGCTCGCGTACCCCAATGCTTAGCAGCCATTCCACCTTGAACCCCTTTGCGTCGGCGTACTGCTTGAGGGTCAGACCACCTCCAGGGTGCGCGGCGCCGTTCGGCGCGTCGATTAAATCTTCGCGTCCGATCAGCTCGACGGCGAGCACCCGAGCGGCCGCGAAATCGACGTTGGCGATCTTCATCACGACGTCGAAGATCGACGCCGAGGTGGTGCAGCTGCAGTATGCGCGTGCGCGGGTCTCGTCCCAGCGCCAACTAGGGTGATGGTCAGGATGGTCGGGAAACGGGCAGTGTATGTGGCCGCTGTCATTGGTCGACCGCCACGCAATGCCGAGCTGGTCGAGGATTTCGGTTTCGCGGCCGCGGACGGCTTCTTTAATGTCCCGCCAGCGCACATGCGGCATTGGGCGCGCGCCTTCCTAATCGACGATAACCAGCCCGCTTTCCGCCCGCGTGATCGCGGTATAGAGCCATCGGGCGCGATCGACCCGGGCTTTGCCCAGTGGTCGTCGATCACGATTACGTTCTCCCATTGCGATCCTTGGGCCTTGTGACAGGTAATCGCCCAGCCAAAGGTCGCCTCGATGAGGCGCCTTTTGATTTTCCAGTCGCGCTCGTCGCGCTGCGGGTCGAGCGTCTGGTGATCGAGAAAATGACCGGCATACAATGACAGCCTGTTCGGCTTTCCCCGCAAATTGCGACCGCCGACGAGCCCGCCTTCATCGCTCGTGATCGTGGCGCGAAAGCGCTCATCGTCAACGGCTTCGATTGCGCCGAGCTCGAGGAACATCCCGTTCAAGAGGCCGAGGGCATGATCGTTCTTGAGACAGATGATTTTCTCACCCCGCCCGGTCGGCAATGCGCCCTCAAACCCGGCGGCGCGGCGCATTGCATTGTTGAGGCCGATACGGCTCGCATTGAGCCCACAGATGACCTGGCCGCCATTCAACAGCTGCGCCGGACCGACGTCGCGGCCTGACATCTTCCATACGTAATCATCGTGCTGGCCGTACGGGATGAACTCGCCTGTCCTGGCCATCGTCGCCAAGCGGATCACTGCGCTCTCGGCGGCCTGGCGATGGATCTCTGTGAGCATCACATCGGGCTCGCGCCGCGTGAAAGCGCCGGCCCCTTTGATCGGCGGTAGCTGGCCGGGGTCGCCGAGGATCAATACCGGCTTACCGAAAGAGATGATGTCCGCCTCCATTTCGGGGCCCACCATCGAGACTTCATCCAATACGAGCAGCTTGCAATCGCGCACTGCGCTTTCAGGGTTGAGCCCGAAACGCGGCCGCCGCAGGTCAGTGATTTCGGTTTTCAATGCTTGGATCTTCGCGTCGGCGACGACGCGTTCGATCCCGGCAAGGTCGCGGGCGTCGGCTTCGGCTTTCTCGAGCCTCTTACGTGCGGCGGCGATTTCCTCTTCGCTGGCCTCATGCACGCGATAGATCAAGCTGTGAATAGTCTGGCACGGCGTGCCTTTCTTGCGCAGGACATGCGCGGCTTTGCCGGTGAATGTGCCGTACAACACCTCATCATCTGCGAGCCCGAGATCCTCGACGAGAAATCTGACGATCGTTGATTTCCCGGTGCCGGCGTAGCCGGCGATCGAAAATACCTGCTGCGCTGCCGTCCCAGTCTCGAACCAGGCTTTAGCCCTACGCAGTGCCGCTGCCTGCAGGTCAGTGAGGGTGATAGTCATCGGCTCAGATCCGCGTGGTGCCCATAACGATAAGGAAGCGCTGGTCACCGGCATCGCCGAGCTTGATATTGCCGGCGTCGTCGCCGTCGAGCTCGACAAGCAGTCGCGTGCCGATTGGCGCAACCAGCTCGCTGAGCTGGCGACTGTTGAGCCCGACGCGGATTGGCCTACCGCTATGCGTGCAATCAAAGCCGACCTCGCCCGCGAACTGCGATGCGCGCACGGGGTCCAATGAGACTACGCCAGAATTGCCCTCGGCTTCGACAAGGATGATCTTCGTCACGTCCTCAGCGAGCGTTGCGACCAATTCGACGGCCCGCATAAAGACCACGCGGTCGGTCTCCAACGCGCGGTCGTGGCGCTGTGGGATCACGCGCTGATATTCGGGAAACGTGCCGTCGATCAATTTGGAGACGAGGGCGATATTCCCCAGATCGATCTGAATCTTATTAGTATTGAGTGCGAGGGTTGCATCGCCCTTGTAGGCCTTCAGGGGGCGCGCCAGAAGCTCGACAGCTTGCCGCGGGACAATGACACCCGGCATGCCTTCAGCGCCGCTCGGCAGCCTCAGCCGAGCTTCTGCGAGCGCCAGCCCGTCGGCCGCAACGGCGCAGAGCGTGTCACCCTTGGCATGCAGGTAAACGCCGCACAAATAGAGACGGGCTTCTTCGGTGCCTATCGCTGCGTTAACAGCGCCAATGAGCCACATCAATTCTGCCGCTGGCAGTGAGAATTGATGCGAAAAATTATCGGTCGGAAAACTCGGGAAATCTTCCGGCGGCAAGCTCGGCATCGCGAGCCGGGTCCGAGCGCCGCGCAATTCCACGAGGCTTTCGCTACCGCTACCACTAAGGCTTAGTACGCCGTCAGGCGGCAACTTCGCCACCGCATTGCCGAGCCCGCGCGCAGGCAACGTGACGCTACCCTCCTGCATCACCTCTGCAGGCAAGCGCGCGGTCAGCATCATATCCAGATTGGTCGCCGTAAGCGTGATCGCGTTGGCTGTGGTGGTGAGCAGTAAGTGGTTCAAAATTTCCGTCGGGGTACGGCGCGCCACGACGCTGCACACAGTGTCGACTGCCCGCGCCAAGACGCCAGCTGCAACGTCGGCCTTCATGGTGACGCACCCCAACACAAAGCCGTGTACGGGCAGTTATTACAGATGCCCAGCGGCGCGTCCGGCAGCGCCGGCAATGATCCAACAATGATCTCGGCGGCACGTTCGATGAGTTGTCGCGCCGCGATCAGATCGTACGTGACAGGTTCGCAGTACAGCTCCGAGGTGTTTTTGTTTAGTGCGGTAAATAAGCAGCACTTAAGACCAAGATAGTGCATGAGGGCCAAGGCTTGGCCGTAATAGGTTGGCAACGCCGCCTGTAGGCCGCGCTTGGCAAAATTATTCCACGATTTGTCGTTGAGGCCCTTGGCCTCCCACAATGCGGGATAGGAAAGGTGGCCGCCGAGGTCGGGCCCGCTGACAATCACACCGTCGGCGTGGCCGGCGAGGGCGCCATCGTGGAAGGCAAACTGCTCGTCGGTTGCCGGGTCGACGGTGCGCAGGTCAAAGCCGGCGCGGCGCAGCCAGTCAGCCAGTAAAGCTTCGAGGGTGTGGCCGGTCGCAAAGATCCGTAGGCCGCGGTCGGGCGGAGCCAGCGTCGGCACGCCGCGATAGGCGAGAGCGATGAAGCGTGAGCAAGAATGCCCGATGATCGAGGCGCCCAAATAGCGCCGCGGCGGCTCGCCAAGGCGGGCGCGGCGCAATGCGTTGTCGATCATCGCGCCAATTCGCAATCCGAGCGTCGCCGTCTCCGGGCGAGCGCGCCCGGGGACGAAACCGGAGCCGTGGTTGAGGTCGATCGTCATCGTTACACCGGGATCTCACCGCGGGCGCTTTGCAGGTGCATGCTGGCGCGCAGGGCGTTCCAGACGGCCTCGATTACAGCGTCGATCTGCTCGGCACTACAGTCATTGAAGGCGTCGGCGATGCCGATCTTGAGCAATGCGTCGTAGAGGGCTTGACGGGCGTCTTTGATTGCCTCTTTTTCCATATACGTCAGTGCCGCCAATTCACCTATCTCCGTCGCAAGAAACCGATCCAGTCCATTTTTAATGACGCTCGCCAGTGCGGCGCAGCAGTTGTCGTCGCAACAGGGCCAGACGATTGATGCCCACTGAAAAGGCTCTCGCGCCTGGCGGTAACAAACGACGCATACTTGCGTGAGGCTCGTCAGATCGCGTGGCTGAAATGCATTTCGAGCTGACGCGGATCCGCCTCCAGGCGGCGCCGGGCCTGCCGGCGCTTCGCTTCCTCCTGCCGCCGCGCTTCGCGCTGGTCGTTGTAAGTTCCGATCGCCGCCACTGCCATGGCGGCGAGTTCCGGGTGCTTCAGCGACCGCAGCGGCCGCCTCAGGTCGATCTGGGCGTCCAGCAGCCACCCGCCGATCGCCTGAGTGCACTGGTCCCACATTTGCGTCTGCCATTCGTCCTGCTCGCGCTGGTAAGCCGATAGGGGCGGACGCGATTTCATCGCCGCAGCCAGCTCGGACCCTGGGCCGGCGCTGCCTGCGGTATTGCGGCGGGCTGCTGCTGAGGCTGCTGCATCCAAGCTGGTTGCGCCGGCGCCGGTGCTGCTGCGGTGCGTGCCGGAGTGATGAGGCCCGACGGCGCCGGCGGCATTTCCTGGCCAGCCTTCAGGGCGGCGTACTGAGGCTCGCCCAACACGACGATATGCGTGATGATGTTCTTATCCGGGTAGGTCCCGCCGTTGGGCGCCGGACCGCCCTGCTCGATGCCGATCTTGGCGAAAAACTCAATGCCATCGAGACTGCGGTAATTCGGCAACCGCCGCTTGGCTTTCGTTGCGTCGGAAGCGTCCTTCGGGTCGAGGCCCAAGGCGCTGTCGACCATCGCGCGCATTGTCGCCTTCGCAATGGCGCCGCCTTTCGAATTCCCAGCCTCGTCGAGCCGGCCGCCCGCAACCACAAGCATCGTCCACAATTTGCGGCCCGAGTGAGGGCCACGCAATACGCTGAGCTCGCAATCGAGCATCACTGCATCACTGCGCTCGGACGCCTTGAAGATGCCGAGATCATCGACGTCGGCGCCGACGATGTTGTGGCCGCCTGGCCGGATGGCGAGCTTTAGCTGCGCGAAAGTGCCGTCTGGGATTAACTCGCCTGGGCGCTGCTCGGGAGCGTCGGAAAGATCAAGCATTCTGTCCTCCATTGTTGCCAAGGATTTTGGCGATGAGTTTACCGAGGTGCGGCTCTTCAATGAGATCGAGCCGGCCGCTGCGGTCCTTGGCCGGTAGCGACCAAGGGTTTGGTGAGCCACAGCAAAACGCGCGGTGCTCACCGGTGCCGGGCGCGTGTCGCCACCCGGATCCTTCACTCCAATCGAAAAAATCGAAGGCGATGACCTCGTCAGCTACGAATGGCAGTTCCCTACCGACCTTGTTGCCTTCTAGCTGCAATTCCCAGCGGCCAGGATTGTCAGGGTCGCGTTGCAAGCCACAGACGAATATTACGGTACCCGGCGCATGCTGAAGGTGTCGCAGTGTGCGGGTCACCTCTTTGGCCATTAGGCCATAGGCACTGCGCAGATCCAGCTTGCCGGTGCGTTCTGAGAAGGAACTTGGTTGGTTTTGCGCCCAGATCAGGCTCAGTCGCACTACTTCGGAAAGGCTGTCGACGAAGTACTTGTCCAAACCGCTTAGGTTGAGGTCGCGATAAAGCTTGCGGACGTACTCGTGATGGGCGTGTGAGAAGGGCTCGGCCTCGGTTGCCGCCGGGTCGACGCCGCCGATAAGGCAGGTGAGGTCGACGAAGTCGAGATACCGGCGAATGGAGACGCTGCGGCCGGGCCAGTCGCGCACCGGCAGCATGCCGGCCTCGCAATCGACTATGATCGTGCCGTCGGTATTGAGCCCGCGAACTAGCGAGGTCTTGCCAATCCCGAACGGTCCGGTCATAACGACGGACAATTGTTGCTTCGTCTGGGCGAGCCGCTCGGTGACAGTGGCAACTTTGAAGGTCATGACCGCGTTTGGGTCTGCCGGGTGATGCGCCGCAACAGCGCCCGATTGTTTTGCAGAGCACGAAAATCGCTCGGCGTGGCCGCTATGAACACGAGCTCGCCGGCGGGGCCGGTGAGGCGGATGTGGTTGCCATTGGTTGTAGCCACCGTCCAGCCTTCCGTTCCGGCCAGCAATGTACGGACCAGCTTGCGGCCTCGCCCGCCGCCGAATTTATCGACCGGCATCACTGCACGGCCTCAGCTAGAGCGAGGAGACCGCGCCAGCGGTCATAGCGCGCGTTCGAGCGAGGCGGCGTCGCGCCGCGCAGTGCGGTCGTGACGGGCAATAAACCGAAGAGCGCCATGATCGTGAGGTTTTCGTTGCCGGCGCGCACCAACCGCCGGCCCGCACGGACTTGACCGACAGAGACGCGGGCCTCATTTGCGATCGCCAGATCGATTGCGTTTACGCGCGGGTTCTTCGGTTTATGGGTCGACGCGGGCGCCGGATCACGCCCATTGGCGTGGCCGTTGACCGGCCGAACCGAGGTGCTCTCGGCCGCTAAGCGGCTGATGCGTTGGTCTAGTTGACTGAGTAGCGCGCCCCGAGTATTGTCGAGTTCGGACACATTACCCTCCTTCGCGGCCGTCGCGGGCCGCATTGGGTGATCATTCAAGAAGAGAAGAGGCAGCCCGAACGCTATTAGTCGGGCTGTTTTCTTTAAGCCGAGACTATCTCGGTCTGAGCCGCGTAGCCTTGCGCGTAAGAATGTAGTTGATCTTCGGTGAAAGCTTTGCGGCTTGGCGAGATTTCGACTGGTTGCGGAAACCGTCCTTGCTTTATTAATTCCCGCTGATGTCGGTCTGTGTACTTTTTCAGACCGTAATTATGCTTCAGCCAGTCTTGCGCCTCGCCCAGAGGAACAAAGCGTGTTTTCGTGTTCATTTTCTCTTTGCGGCGACCTCCTGTGCTTCCGTGCGATTGCAGGAGAATGATAACCGCCAACCCCAGGGCTCGCGATATGACAAAGAGAGGCGCATTTTTTGGTCGGTAAATGGCAGTCGAAAGCTGTCTAAAATTACGCGATTACAATCATTTAAGGCGTTTTTACTCTGCCAAAAGCCGCGCCTTATATCGCTGATACGTCCGCAAACCGATGAAAAGTTTTTTCGCCCACTCGTCGTCTGTCCAACCGCCGGGCCAAAACCCAAGGCGGCGCAATAATTTGAGGTCCTCTAGGCGCCGCTCGGGATTTGACTGGCCGGTTTGTCCGGTCTCAATCATCTCGTTGACGTCGTCGACAAGCTCACCAACACGTCGCTCGATCTCTTTATTGATCCGTGGCGGAAACTCGCCGTGACGGTACCGGTCGAGAAGTCGCTGGCATTCCGCCATCTGGTCGATGACCGCATCGCTAGCTTTGCGTCGCGGCTTTTCGTCCATAGCAAGCCGCGGAAGCTGTCGAGGCTGCCGCAAGTGTAGAGGTGAAGAAAGGGCCTCCGCCCTCCCTACCCTTATTGTCATGTCTAACCAATCACCGATCTCCGTAGATGACATGTCCCGATCCGCCAGCCCCGGCTCATCCTCAAGAACGAATTCGAGAAATTCGACGACCCGGCGGAGCATCATGACGCCACCGCCAGCGCAAGATCCGGAGGAGGGCTCTCGGCTGGCGGTGACCCGACAATATCGAAAAGCAAATTCTCCCAGTTGCGTAACGCCTCGGCCTTCTCGTTAGAGTAGCGATGAAGATCATAGGTTGCGTGAACGCCAGCTTGGATATGCGCAATGACCAATTCGGCATAAAAGGGTAGAACCCCAGCCCGAGACAATCCCGTTCTGGTTGTCCTCCGGAGGTCGTGTATCCGCCAGGGTGCGACAGGTCCGATCGCCGCGACTCTTTTGTCGAAGGCGGTCTTCCATTTCGAGAACCCCGACACCGGGCGCTTGCCGGCAGTAGTTGAGAAAATAAAGTCGCCTTCCGTAAAGTGCGGCAGAGTGTCGAGAAGCGCGCGCATCTGCGCGGTCAACGGTAGGGCCTGCGCTTGCTTATTCTTCATCCGCGAAGCCGGGACGAGCAGACAGCCGACATCCGTATCAATCTCAGACCATTGCGCCCTGGCCAGCTCGTTAAGCCGTTGACCGGTAAGGATCAGTCCGCGGAGCAGCGGACCAAGCGGATAGGGGGTTTCACCCGCGGCCCGCCAGACGATGCGCAGCTCCCGATCGCTAAGCACCCGGTCGCGCGCTCTGACATACTGACGGCCCCGCAATAGCTCGCTATCGACAATCGCCGACAGGGGGTTGTGCTGAAGACCGCCAATGCGATTGAAGGCGGCCCATTTCAACAACGGGCTCAGCTCGGCGCGCGCCTTTCGCGCCGCGTGCGGCCCGCCCGATTTGAACCGCCCGGAATTGCGCCGTTCGGGGCGGTCGGCAATATCCCGCAAAAGCTTCACGAGATCGTCATGCGAAATCGAGGTGATCGGCCGGTTGCCAAGCGTCGGGATCAATTCGCGTCGGATGGTTTGCTCGCTCGCCCTCGCGGTGCGCTTTGCGATCAAGCATTCCGCGATGAATCTTTCAGCCGCGTCGGCAAATGTGATGGTGCTCTTTACCGGCGCCGGAGGGGGCCGGCCTTCACTGATCGCCGAGAGTACCTCACGGGCGCGGATGCGCGCGTCGGCGAGGGGCATGACCGGGTAGATCCCGAGCCGGATCCATTTGAACTGTTCGGCAACGCGCTTTGTGACATAGAAAACCGCAGCCCGAGCCCCGACCCGCACGCAGAGCCCAGGCACGACGGCGTCGTAGGTAGGCTGACCGCGCTTCCCGTCTTTCGGCGGCTTCAGCGCCCTCAGCGCACGGTCGGTCAAGGTGATCCGGCGAGGCTCGGCCGGAACGTGGGATAGGGTTAGTCCCATGGTCGTCCTTGGGCTATCTGGCTAGCGGATACCCCCGATTTGGACGCTCTAGAGCTATCCGCCGATCTCCGCTAAAATACCCATTTCTCCCTAGGAGATCAAGGGAAATTTCCACCTATCTCCGGCTAGTGTCTTTAAAAATCCTCTACCAATAGCTCAATCATAATCCCAAGGTCGGGGGTTCAAGTCCCTCTCCCGCTACCAATTATTTCAGTGGGTTAGACGAAGAGAGGCCCAACGCGATAGAGGGTTGGACCTCCTGTCTAACGGTCGTCTAACGCGACCGATAGCGATCGTTGCAGCGGAAAAAAGCAGTCCCCAGTTCCCAGTCAACGCCGAAAGATTTCTGAGAGATCTTATAATAAGTAAATTTGCCC